AGTGATCAGTCCGGGTACTCAGTAAGCTTATCAGATGACGGCAACAGGGTTGCTATCGGAGCAATATATAACGATGGTGGTAACGGGGTTGATTCAGGACATGTGCGGGTGTATGAATATACGAATAATGCATGGACTCAGCTCGGTGGTGATATTGATGGAGAAGCTGCAATTGATCAGTCCGGGTACTCAGTAAGCTTATCAAATGACGGCACCAGGGTTGCTATCGGAGCAAGCTGGAACGATGGTAACGGGTTACTGTCAGGACATGTGCGGGTGTATGACATTAACATTATGAGGGGGGCGGCAGTGTTATCTATGCAGGGGGGTGGAGAAGTTGGTTCGTTGATTTCTATGAATAGTATAACCAAATCTAACGGGGACCAAGCTGAGACCCCTCAATCAACCTGGCAAATTACAGGACCGCGTGTTGGTGGCTCTTACAACGGCGCCTTGTTGTTTCGTCATGTTCATGATAGCATGATAGAAACGGATGTCATGCGCCTTGATAAAGACTATGTGTATATAGATGAAGCGCTGAAATTGAACGCTGTCAGTGTCAGACAAGCCACCGAAGACGACTTTGGTAAAATAGCACATTTTATTATGAACGACGGCACTTCTATGATGTACGCGTGCGTGAAGAGTAAGAATGATTCAGAAGAAATCATATATGATTGGAAGGAATTGCACAGCTGAGTAATCCGCGGGCAATCACAAGCACGGGGATATTTCATCAACAGGGACCGATCAGACTACAGAGGGTTGGCTCACTTCGACTAGTGTAAATGGTATTCCAGTGGTTTCGATTGAAAACGGGACCGTCACTGCGGGGACTGTCATGGCTAGTAATGATAACATGCTGAATATTGTAGCTATGTACCCAAAACGGTGTTGTTCAATTAATCAATTCTGTAGAATCGGGAAATTTCCGTGGGTATCACAGCCCTAGATGATTCGTCCAAGCAGTCTCACTGTCAGCAATTTAAAAGCAAATATTCTGTATACAGACAGCATTACATCAAGAAACGCCCAATTCCTTGCAGCCCCAAGTTGGTCAAATGCGTTACACGCACAATGCCTCGGGTGATGGCGAGATATGGGTGTACTCTAAAACAAATGGTTCATTAGGTGAATGCTTTCACTGCAATTTTTCGTCGAATGGGATAGTCCACGATCGGTTTTATATACACCCCCGGGTGCTTTTTGTACGCAGAGTCCCACTTGTGAATGTCCTCATTGGGCACCGCGTCCAGCTCTGGCACCCACTGTCTGATATACTCGCACTGAGAGTCGTGCTTTTCGCTCTGACTAAACGGATTGAACATTCGCAAGTACCCTGTGCGATCCACTCCAACGCCGCAACTCCACTGCCAGTTTCCGTTATTTTGGCTCACGTCATAGTCCACCAGCTGGGTTGCAAAGTACTTTTCCCCTTTCCGCCAGTCTATCAGCAGCGTCATTGCAAGATAATTGGCCACCGCCATGCGCGCCCGATTGTGCATGTAGCCCGTGCGATTGAGCTGGCGCATCCCGGCGTCAATGAATGGGAATCCTGTGGTGCCCTTTTTCCAAGCCTCAAAATGTTTTTCGTTAGTCTCCCAAGCAACGTGGAGTTGCTTGTAGTTTGATCCTCCTATGGTGCGTTCTGCTGGAAGGTGCTTCATAAGCTGGTCGTAAAAGTCATTCCACAAGAGCTGAGACACCAATGCTTCCGCAGAGCGCGCGTTGGGTATCTGCTTGAATGCGTAGTACGCCTCGCGTATGCTCATCGTTCCAAATTTTATGTGGGCGCTCAGCAGAGTTGTTGACACCGCAGCGTCGTTGCGCGTGCTGTGATACGCCCGCTGCTCCGATCGCACCTTGGACAGCAGCGCGTTTGCCTCGGATCGCCCCCCTGATACCAGCATACGTGAGGCTTGTGAATCTGTAGAGCCAAAGCGGCTTTTAGCCTGCGATAGTGTGATTGCGTACTTGCTTGGGACGTGTGCAGAGTATAGGAGCGATCCCATTTTTCTGTGTGGTTGTTGTGGGAGCTGTACAGGGAATGTGAGCGCCTTGTTTTTAAATGGTGTGTACACACTGTAAAAGCTCCCTCCACCGGTCTGAACGCTGCCCATAGGGTGCAAGTTGTAATCCTCTAGAGAAACAACTGGAATGTTCAATTTGGCACACAGCTGCTCAAGTTTTGCGTCGCGTTGGATTGCATAGTGCGTGTGGTCTTTGTTGAAATACACGCAAGTGATGTCGAGCTTTTGCGAAAGATGCTCCACCACTGCATTTGTATCGCCGTAATAACAATGGAGACTGCGAATCTCTGATAGACTTTTAATCATGAATGCTATGGCGCGCTTGGATCGATAATCGTTCTTGTCCGACACTTGTTCAGGTGTGAAAATGAAAGCATGTAAGACGGTTTCTCCAGATTCAGCAGCGTCGCTCAGAGCTTGATTCAGCGTTGTATTGTCCACAACGCGCAAATCCCTGTGAAATATGAAGAGCTTCACCATACTGTGGACTTTATTATTATGTACTAGTAATGACCGAGCAGTTGTACTGCTCCATTGTAAAGTTTGGACCAAATTTTTTCTTTGCAAAGAATGGAGTCTTGCGAGCAGCGCATGATTATAACGTCGCACGATCCCAATTGCTATCAGGAGGAAATGACACTGTGCGTGAAGTGCTACATTCTAAATTCAACGAGTTGAACAACACTCTACAAAACTTTACACCTAAAACGGGCAACATTTCTGACTTGTACTTTAAAGATCTACACAGCGGTGCGACGTACAGAATGAATGACGACACACAAGAACTTGAACTCGCAGTAAAGTCCGGGACTGCGCAAGCGTACGAATTTACACCTCAATCAACGAGATTCAACGGGAAAAAAATGCACTTGGTGGATTCATACTCGTGGCAATGGGAAAGCGAGACGGTGACAGATACCAATCCAGCCCTTTTGTTTTCTACTGTGTTGTTTTACCCAGACGGAAAGCGCCCAGTGCAGGCTCTTCCAAACGACGATATTTCGACATTTATTGGCACAATGTCTCGTGAGCAGAAGGCTGCTCAAGTTGTAATGTACAACGAGCCAACCGGCACATTATCGGTAAACAACACTGATGTGTATCCGGGAGGCTGTCTTGACGGCGGAGGAGGACTGGCAGATTTGTCGTTTGAACAAGTCAAGGCACGAATGAACGCCGTGTACCTTAACGCAAACGGAAGCGGCGCTGCGCCTATACCGCCACTGTACGGAACTGATAGCATTCATGGAGCAAGCAACGTGAAGGACGTTACATTGTTTCCGCACAATATATCCTTTGGAAACATTGCAAATCAAAGTGATCGAATACAGGCGGCTGAAAACTGGGGGTACGTGACGCGGGAAGAGATGAAGTCGCTTCGAATGCCAATGTCATTCAATCCATGCCTGGCAACTGTTCGCAATCAAAGCTACGGCAGGTACTACGAAGGGTTTTCTGAAGACCCCAACATTGGCGTCGACTTTGTGAAGCCTTACATTGAAAACCTTCAAGGGGGCGCTTTTGATCTTGATCCAATCACCGGTCGTAGAACCTACAACAGCATTGAAGTGCTTGCAACCGCGAAGCATTTGGTTGGAGAAGGGGAATTACACAGCCAGCACGCAAACACAAACGTAGACCGAGACGTCTTAGAAAACAGACACATGCGTTTGTTTAAAGAAGCCATACACAATGGGGTGGGGTGCATCATGGCAGCGTACAATGCGCTCAATGGGTTGGATTGTCACGTAAACTGGAATTTACTGACAAAACGCGTCAAACATGAGCTTGAATTTGATGGATTTATTCTTGGTGACTGGAGTGGGCATACACCAGACTATGGCAGAAACGGAGCAAACACCATTGAAGCAATCAAAGCTGGAGTTGATATGCTCATGGTTGGCAGCAGGGGCGACGCAACTACAGAAGCAAATGTTATTTACAACGCAATGAACGGAGGGGACACAGTATTAGAAGCTAGAGTCAACGAAGCAGTGTACAGAATACTTACTATTAAAAAGAAGCTTGGCTTCTTTGAACTGAATGGTACTAGTTTGTCAATAGTGGCTAACGACACGAGATACACGGGACAAGCAGACCCGGCTGACGTGATTAGGAGTCCTGCCCATTTGGAGAAGGCAAAATTTGTTGTTGAAAAATCAAGCGTATTGTTGCTAAATAAGGGACAACTGCTGCCAATAAATCCAAATACGTACACGAAGATTTACGTGGTTGGTCAAAGCGCAATTACAGAAGATGAAGCAAATGGGGGTTGGACTGTAGACTGGGCAGGATTATATAATATGGATATTGTAGGAAAAACTTTGTTTGAACACTTAGTTTCAAAACTTGGAGATAAGGTTCAGTATGTGGCGGTATCCATAGGAACCGACGGAGAAACAGTAGTAAGTTCTGCTGACTTGATTAATGGGTTTGCAATTGCAGAAATTGCTATAGAAGAAAATAGTCTGTTCATTAATGTTATGGGATCCTCCCCATACGTCGAAACTGGTGGGGATGGACCAAAAACGCTCAGTAACTACAGAATGCAACTTGCGAACGAGAATCTCGCAGCCATTGCAAAGCTGAACAAACCAATGGTAAATTTACTGTACTCTGGATCTCCAATCATAATGGACGCCACTCCAGGAAATGCTGGCGCTGCGTATTTCACACAAGGCGGATCCCCGAATAATCACGCCTTCATCTGGGCAGCATTGCCTGGAACAGAGCTCGACGGCCTCAGTGACATGCTGTTTACTGACGGCCCTAAATTCACGGGCAAGCTGGGCGTTTCGTGGCCAAAGAAGATAACTGACAATTCAACGGTGTTCAGCGACGAAAGCTACGACGCGAGCAAAATGCTTTTCGAAAAGGGGCACGGAATGACCTGGGACCAAAATATATACGTATAGAATATGAACACTGTTGATATTGATAAAGGGCGACAAATTATTCTCGACGGGTACGGTTCACAAGCTCGCAATTACTATGAAAGTACAGTTGCTTCGCTATTGAATTTCAAATACAACAATCCAGGCAGAGTTAAATTGGGAATTGACGTACTTGCTGATATGGAGCCCGTGAGCGGAGCAAAATATGGCTTGTTTACAAATGCGCCTTCTCGAGCAGCAAATGAAGAACATAATTTCCAGCTGCTCATTGAAGCTGGATATGACATTCCTATAATTTTCGCTCCTGAGCACGGATTCGAATCAAACTTAGCAGAGGGGTTAGATGATGGGAATAAAAAAGATAATGTCTTAAATCTACTAAACTCAAACGGGGTCGTTACAAAGCAATTCCCCATTATTAGTGCGTCAGCAATAGACTCGAGTGCACAAGCAACCATTGAAAATGCAATTACAAACAATCAATTGAATTATATCATTTACGATTTACAGAGTGTTGGCTCACGGTATTACACATACATTGCTGATCTTGGAAACGTGCTGTCAGCGTGCAAGCGCAAGGGAATCAGGTGCATAGTGTGCGACCGACACAACATGCTCTCCCCAGCGGTGCAGCAAGGTAACAGTGATGTGAGTAATACAACCTACAATGTGTGGAAATACGCCATTCCAATACGTCACGGGGCAACCATAGGATATTTGGCAGAGCACGTGCTTAGCAGGAATGGAGCAGATTTACAAGTAGTGAAACTGGAAAATTACCACGACTCCATGTACTGGGACGATACAAATATTTGGAATGGAAATTTTTACTCACCCAGTCCAAATATTCCAAGTTTTGATAGCGCACTGCTTTATCCAGGCACTTGCTTGTTTGAGGGCATTAATATGCAAGAAGGGCGTGGAGTGTACATAAATAGTGAATACATTCCATTTCAGATTGTTGGATACCCGAGCTCATTTTTTTCCATAAATGGCGTGTTAACTACAATCCAGGCAACTGCGCACGCAAAGTTCACAGCAGGTGCGTCATTCACCGCGGTTCAAAGCTACACACCAGTACCGTATGGTGGCGGTGATGATGAGGAACCCAAGGAGCCTACATTCAATGGTGAAGTGTGCTCAGGAATCCGCATTACAATCACTGACAAAACATTGATCAATCCTATTCATGTCGCACTTGTTGTCATGTTTTCGTTTCGTGACGTTTTGCAGAGTGACTTTGTTGTGAAAAGTAATAAATGGATAAACACATTGTGGGGCTCGGATACCCTAATGACCGCATTGAACAACAACACAAATGTTCAAGACTTTATTAATTCTTTATGAGCGTTTTTTAAAGTAGTCACTACCCGCCTGATCTCCAGAATTTAGTAGTTTTTCTCGCACCTCTCGAGCGTCGCTCAGCAAACTATAATGTGACGTGTCACCGATCCAAATTGTGTTTGGGTGATTCGGCTCTTGCACTTTGATTGCGCTCCAAATGGCTGCATACGCATAGTCAAATACCGAGCGAATGCTGTGCGGCTGAAGTGACACGTACACGCACAGCTGTGTGCTCTGAGGCTCATGGAGAGCACTGTGAGGATACATTGCAACAAGGCCTCCGTCTGCGTACACTGTGCCGTTATATTCTACTTTGTGAAACACAAAGGGGATTGTCATTGAAATTTTCAGCGCTGTAAGAACGCTCATAGTCGGTGTTGTGTCCACGCTAAACCACTCAACTGCCTGTTTTGCAAGATTTGTCCCACTGATTGTGAGTTTTTTCTTTGAATAGTCGTACAACTGCTGAAATGTAGGGTTGTCCACATGTAATGTATCTTTAAATACGCCTTGGATGTGACACAGCACTCGCTCCTGATTCAGCAAGCCACAGTGCTCAATCGTTTCGTCAATGTTGTACGATTCGAGGTCAATGTGTTTTTGGGTTATCAGGTTGATAATGGAGTCGACACTCACCACGCATAACAGCGCACCAATAAGCGAACCCACTGACGTCCCTGCGATGTGTGTTATTGGCTCAAGATGTACGTGCTTGAGCGCCCCGAGCATTGCAAATCCATACATTCCACCGCCGCTCAGTGAAAGCTCTGTATACATTACTGTGATGGACAATTTAGTCAACGGTGTGTAACGACCGCTTGAGCACGCTGCGCTCACGAACCTCCTTGTTGTTGAACAGGAAATCTGCAAGATTTGCAGCTTTTTCTTCTCCCTCGCCATATTGAAGCAATAGTTGCGCAACTTGATCCTTTTTGAGCGCAAGCTTACTCTTGGTACACTTGAGCTCCAGCGAACCGGACTCGCCCAAGTTGCAAAATTCCTTATTTTGCGTCTTCATGAAACTCACGATTGATTCGGTGAGCTTCTTTTTGCGCTTGTTCAACGCACTCGTCTCTTTGCGAATATCTGCCAGTCGATCGTGAATTTGGATAAACTCGCGCACAAACAAGCGAAACATGTCAGTTGTGACTACAGGTGTTTCCACATTGGAGCTTGAATCGTCCATTGCTACTATAAAGTAACGAAATTCTTTATATCATATTTAATAACCGCGAACACTCGATGAGCGTACAATCCTTCTTATACAGACGAATAGACCGCAATGTGAGCCCTAGCCATACAGTGCTAGCGATCAGCGCCTGCAGCAATAAAAATTCGTTTGACCAAAACAAAACGTGAGCGGCGCATAGTGCCAGCACGTCACATGCGAAATACAGCGAAGTCACCTCCACCTGTTGGGTAACGTAAAGAATATATCGGATAGGATCCACCAGCAAATAGTGAGCACTGGTAACAAACGCATAGACGGTTCTTGTCTCGATTTCTGCAAAGGCTAAAAGGCACGCACTTAGTGCAACGCTGGCAATCGGGCTCACAATCGCGTGGAGCCAATACGGGGCGTACTTAAAGAGCTGCTGATTTGCTAAGACGGTCAAAAACATGACAGTCAGCGGAATGAGCACGTGCTCGTCTGAGGTGTCATTTACGACGCTCCCTACGTTCAAGAAGAATACCGTGCTGCAACCAGCAATTCCTGACACAACCATTGCACGGAATGGTTTGAAGCCGTACACGTAGGCGCTGTTGTTTCGGGGTTTTGCCCGGCTACAAAGCGCAGCAGCAACCGCAGCAAGCACAAAGAACCCAATTGCAACGTACCCTGCTAGTTCTTCCTTTCCGAGAATTCTCACAATGAACATGGCGCCTCGCTTTTCAATAACGTGAGCAAAGTTGGACACGAGGGAATAAAATGGCAAAGAGTCCATTCCCGATTGAATGTCAGGAATGCGGTGTATGACATAGGGGAAATACAAGCAATATCGGAGCACGTTGTACCACGTGTGGCGCACAATGAAGACGCACACGTGCAGCCACGTGGTTTTCATAAGCTCAAAATACACTCCGAGGGTCAGCAGTACGCCAATGCATACGCCACTTTGGTACTTCCAGAGCCCAGCAGCCACAATGGACATTGGGACATACACGAGCGCTAGCAGCACGCTGGGGAATTGTGGAATGTGTACTGAGACCGAGTCTTGTGAAACACCCAGCAATACGAGGCCGCATACGCACGAAAGATAGCAGACTACGATGTACATACAGTACACTAGTTTTTCAGGTCGCGACTCCACATGGATTGCGGGTGGGTCTTTGTCAATCCGGCGAGTTCCTTGGTGGCTGCACTGTGCTCGCGCTCGAGCGCCACGATTCGCTCCTCGGTAAGACTGTCGATTTTCATGTGAAGCAAGTAGTTGTACGACTTGTCAATGGTGTCAAACTTGAGGTACTTGAGCTCGCTCACCAGCACGTCGCTCTTTTTCCTGAAAATCACAAGCTTCTCCTGGATCACCATTTCAACAAAGCGCTTCTTGTTTGACAAAACCGTCAACTTGTGCCCAAGCACCTTTTCAAGGTGCGCTTTGCGACGCTTATAAAACTCTAAACGTACTCCGACATACTCCCGAATAATGTCATTTGGATCGTTGTACTTGCGAATACACCCAGCTGAATCGAACAGGTGCATATTGCGAGTGCTGAGGTTTGTGGTGAGGCGGAACTCCTTTTCAAAGGTGCCGTTGTCTAGCAGCTTTTTCAGTACAAGGGCGTCAAACTTGACCGTGAAGAGCACATGTGTTTCCGAGCTGTGATTTGTATACCCTGTAATCTTTGTATCAATGACATTATCCAGAAACTCTTTGTAATCCTGCGTCCAACGGCCAATGGGAAGTTCAGTGATTTCAACAGTTGTATTTGACTTGATTGTATAGCGCCCCTTGGTAACAAATGCGCCGTCACCAACCTTTGTAATTTCACCTGTGAATCCCTGATACCACGGAGTGAGCTCCTTCATTGCACCCCCTTCTACGCAGGCGCTTACGTTCTGTTGCACTTCCTCGGGATTGAAGCACGGCACGCTGCAACTGTACCCAGTTCCAATTCCCTCAGCTCCGTTAATTAACACCAAAGGGAGCACTGGGACGTAGTGCTTTGGTTCAATGTCAATACCATCATCCTGCAAGTACTCTAGTACGCTGTCGTCGTCTTGGTGGAATAGTTGCTGGGCGTGCGCTGAGAGCTTTGTGAAGATGTACCTGGGACTCGCGGCGTCTTTGCCTCCCATGAGGCGCGTGCCAAATTGACCCACAGGTTCCAGCAAGTTGTACGTATTTGATCCAACAAAGTTTTGTGCAAGCGAAATAATTGTGCCCATCATCGATTGTTCACCGTGATGGTATGCGCTTTCAGTGCTCACATAGCCAGCAAGCTGGGACACCTTGGTGTCTGTGTTTTTCCGCTTTCGGCACGCATACAGCACCTTGCGCTGCGACGGCTTGAGACCGTCAATTGCTGATGGAATTGACCGCTCCAGGTCTGCAATGCTAAACCAAATGAGATCCTTGTTTACAAAGTCGTTGTACGTTACTTTTTTCACATTGCACGAGTAGTCTATGCTGCTGCCAGATTCGATCCCGCCCAGAATCCACTGCTTGCGCAAGTCCGCCTTGTCCTTTTTGAAAGCAAGCGTCACGCACTCGTCCGTCGTGGGATCTGTGAAATAACTCACAACATTGTGCTGCATGTTGCGAAAGTACTCCTTTGCTTCCGTGGCGGTGCTGGTACCGAGTCCCTTGTAGTACTTGATTGCAAAGCGTGCTCCGCCGTCTGCTTGTTGCGCCGCCCACTCTTTGAACTCGTTGAGATTGTAGAACGAGTGCTGCTCCGAGCCCCGCACAGCCTTCATAACCGGAGTGATCATTGCAGCCACTTCGAATCCAGTATCAAGTAGCGAGGGCCAAAAGTAATGGAAAAAGTTGATAATCAACCCTTTGATGTGAGACCCATCAACGTCAGCGTCAGTCAAAATCAGCACGCGCCCGTATCGCAACTCCTTGCAAGTCGCCTTGGTGTACTCTTTACCCTGCTGCAGTCCAAGGATTTGCTTGAGAGCGTTGATTTCAGCATTGTCCATGAGCTGTTTTGGACTAGCCTCTCGTACATTTAGCAGCTTGCCGCGCAGGGGGAAAACTCCATAGTGATCTCGTCCAACCACGCTCAGCCCACTGATTGCAAACGTCTTTGCAGAGTCCCCTTCTGTCAATATGAGGGTGCACTGCGAGCTTTGCGCGGTTCCCGCCTTGTTTGCGTCGTCCAGCTTGGGAATGCCCTTGATGGTAACCTTTTTCCGCCCGTCCGTCTTGGAGAGCTCTCGAAATTCCTTGTGCTTTGCCAGCGCAACCGCGTCGTCCATGATTCCAAGCTTTAGCAGGCGCTTTGTGAAATCCTCAGAGCACGTAAACCTGCTCCCAAACGACGTCACCTTTGAGGTGCACTCCGTTTTGGTTTGGCTGCTAAACGTTGGGTTTTCCAGGATTGCCTTGACGAATACAAACATGTGGTCGCGGATAAACGTAGATTTCACCTGCGACTGTGGGTTTTTAATCAAAATCTTTTCGGTAATGCGCTGAATCATTTGCTTCACAACGTGCTCGACGTGCGTGCCTCCAACGCTTGTATTTATCCCATTCACAAATGAAACTTGCTTGTACCCATCGTCGCTGTGGCACACACAGACGTCCCATCGGTGACCACCCTCATATATTCGCTGAGTGGTCTTTTTCCCGCCAATGTACAGATCGACATACTTTTCGAAATTCTTGTAGCACAGCTTTTTGCCGTTGAAGTACACGCCCACACTGTCAGGCGTGCAAGCACACGCGTCGTACACCCGGCGCTCAAGCATTGCAAATGTGTCATTGTCCAGGGATTCCATACCAAATCGCTTGTAATCAGGCACAAATGTGAACTTTGCATACCCCTTTGAAGCCTTTTTTGTAATCTTTGGAGCAGAACGATTGGTCATGTTATCCGTAAACGTCTGCACATAGCGCTGACCAGTTTCACTGTCAACAATGTCCACTTGAAAGTTTACGCTGAAAATGTTAGCCAGCTTGGCCCCGTAGCCGTTTCGGCCACCAACAGTGCGCTTCTCCGAGTCGTCGTAATTACTGCTGGTAAGAAGCTCGCCAAATATCATCTCGGGAATCCACATATTTTCCTTTTCGTGCTTCACGATCGGGATCCCCTTTCCGGTATTCATAACAGATATTGTGCCAGATTCACGATCTACATGTACCTTGATTGCGTCAACTGTAGAATCTACGATGGTCTGATCAATCGCATTGACGAGAATCTCGTCGTAAATCTTGAACAACCCAGGGACGTGCGTAAGTAAGCGCGGCTCCATGGCGCTGGCGTCAGCGTTCAAAACCCACTGCTTGCTGACATCACGCTCGAGGGAACCGACGTACGTGTCCGGGCGTGCTAAAATGTGCTCCAGTTGCGTAAACTTTTGGTATTTGGTACTGGCGGATGCCATGCGTTTCTCTTTACACATTTGACTGCTGTCGCCTTTAAGTGAAAGAATATATTGAACTTCTGCTACTTTTCAGGACACTCATGTGGGGGGCGTGGTTTTTAATTACGTCTGGAAATCGGGAAATGAAATCTAAAATCTCGTGACGAATCAACCTGTGAAACGCCACCCCATAGTGCTGGCATGTGATCCGAATGGAATCTTCCACTTTTTGAGTTTCTTTAAGAACACCCAAAAATATGTGTATCACTCTGCCGAATTGTTTCATACACAATTTGATACAATGTACCTACAAAAAATACTACACAACGGACTGTCAATAAAAATGTAATTTTTACTGTATGATTCTCCAGCTATTTCCAGAGCTGTCGATTGTGTTTTTAGCTCTCATGTATTCAAAGACCAACGACACAAAGTATGCAAGGCTACTCGCAGGCGCAATACTCACGCTTTTCATTGGAGTTGTGCTCAAAGAAACTTTCAAGGCAACGCCGCTAGATCGCTCCCTTGTCATGCGTCCAAAGGGCGCAAAGGACTGTCACGGACTTGCAAAGGGAAACTGCGAGCATCAAGTGGGCATGCCTAGCATTCATTCCATGCTCGCCGGATATTACGTGGCAAAACTTCGCTGCACAAACACGTACGCAACTATGGCCATGTGTGCGGTTCCATTTTCGCGACTATCGAGTGCGGACTTTGCGATCATTAACCACGGGATACACGGCTGCCACACGTGGTCACAAATAACAGTCGGATTCGGCATTGGCTTAGCGCTTGGAAATTTCTACTAGCCCCTTTTTCACCTTGTTTCGAGCAAACTCGCTGGGACTCAGTGGTAATCCACTTGCAATAATGTGCATGGCTCTCAGGTTGATTGGCTCCATGAGCAAATCGCTGTAAATGTTTTTGAGCCCTTTTGCGGCGTCGAGTCTCAATGATTGCGGGTTTGGCATGAGCTGCTCCAAGAGCTCCTTGTTATCTTTGACGAATCTGCTATAAGAAAACGGAAGCAAGTGTGCGTGCTCTTTGGGCAACACGCACAGCAGCTGCAACAGTGGCGGGATGCAAACGTCGCACGGAAAGTCGAGGGAGCTCCATAGCTTTGCGAATCGCCGCGGACCAATGCCCCTGACGTACTCCGTCAACGTTGAGCACAAGGGGGCGTTTCGAAATGTGTAGTACCACAGCCATGAAGGCGGCGTCATTGTGCTGTAGTACACGAAGGTCCATTTCACACAGTGCAGATATTGCTTACACAGTGCGTCTTTGGAGGCGTCTGCGAAAAAGTGAGAGTGATACGTTTCAACAGTGAACTTTTGCAAATCTCTGTGATAACGTTTGAAGAATGGATTCTGTGGGTTCGAGTACAGTGCGTGCTGATACAATTCCAGCTCCGTGTCATAGCTGGTGCCACTGCTGTCGCAGGACATGTGTGAGCGCGGAACTGTGTACTCGACTTCGCTTTCAGCCACATGCGATAGAAACGCCTCGAATACTGAATACACCGGACTGTTATTTTCGTCAATCAATGCGGTTCCATTCTTTCGCGCGCTCAAGGTTTTGCTATATGCGTTTAAAAGCGAGTCAAGCCCCCCTTCTCTCATTTTGGTATGCACAAATGGATCTACGAAATCATTCCCGCCAAACATGGAAATAAACGCGAAATCTTTCACAAATTGCGTGCGTTCTACGTAAAATAGCTTGTACTCTGAAATCAATGAGTCAATCAGAATGTTGACATTTAAAAACACAAACTCGCTGGGGTTGTCTGCGTCTTCACGCATTAACAGTATGTTGCTGTTGTACTTGGTGCACAACATCATGGCCAATACAACGAGATCGGCGTCCATCCCATACATCACAATATTGGGTGACTCTCCATTGGGTTTGCGCTGGCCATTGGAGACAAAGCGCGAAATCTTCTGCTCACCTTCACCTGGGACGTTTGAATCGCTGAGATACACCTTGGCGTCTCCGAACGCGCCCAGTTTAGCTGCACTTTGCAGGCGACCTACGAGCTTTGCCATAAAAACTGTACCTGGCGTGATTGCGCTGCTGTTAAAATTGGAATTTGCTGGTATATTGTACTTTGTTGCCATCTTGCGGGCAAAAGAATCGTCGAGCACCTTCTTGTAGCGCCGGGATCGCTGGCACATAAGCTTTCCCATAGGAACTGGGCCGTCAAGTGCAATGTAGACTACATTCTTTGGATTGACTACTTTTACAATTAGATTTGTGTATCCTACCGTTTTGGCAAGGAGCGTCTCTTCGAGCACCTTTGCTGTGGCTGTGCTTGGTAGCAGGTGCACACAATGGTGCACAAGACCGTTGTAATCGAAAAGCAGCTGATCTGTTTTCCATTGCAACTCTCTGCTCAGCACCTGCGGGTACTTTTTTACCAAGGTGCGAAACAATCCAGGTACTCCCATATGAATTACCAGCAAAGTATTTTTAAGCGAGTTCATTGTCTTGGCAAAGGTGGTGAATTCTCAAGGGCGTGGTGCGCCCTGCCCGCTGCGCTCGCCCGATAACCTGCTTTGCCATGTCAGACGTCATTTTGTGATAAAAGATCAGATCCGTAGTATTTTCCAAGTTGAGGCCGGTGCCATAGTGGCTCGAGTTGAGCAGCAGCACGTCCAGTGACTCGTTGCGATACCGCTCGATTGTCCGATTCACTCGCACCGCAGAGCCCACAAGTCGCGACGAGTTGTACTTTTCGTGTTGAAGCGCTCCTTCAATATACTCAAAGCTTTGATCGTGGGAACTGAACACCAGAAACTTACCGCCTTGGTGCTTTTTCATAATGCCCACCAATGCAACGTGCTTGTCCGGAAGGTCAGGAACACCTGTACTCGACGAAGACTCGCCAAATACCGAGAGGTGCGGGGTCCCAATCTTTGATCTGCACATTGGGCAAGATCCCCGCATAGAAATGCAGCGCGTAATGCATTCGAAACAAAATACGTTTTGGCAGCAGCTGACAACAGTGGCGCGTGTATATGCGTCAATGCACACGCTGCACGTGTTACCGTACGAGTGCAGGCGGGACTCGATCGACTGTACTGTATTTTCCAGAGTCAGTAGCTGCTCCTTGATTCCCTTGATTCGGCGCTGACGGGTATCCTCGTCAGATTGAAGCGTGTACCGCATTTGTTCTAGAAGGGATAACTCCTGTTTTGAGTTTGCAATGCGCTCATTGTACGTGTGCGTAATGTTTTCGATAATATTCGCACTCGTCTCAATCCTGCAGCCAGCGCGTTCCACTGCACCGTCCACATTTCCTGCATTGAGCATTTGCATAATCTCCTGACTTACCAAACCGGCCAGCACATTCACGTAGTGTGGTGTGCGACACTGCACAGTGTAGTGAATCGGTTCGTCCAGCATGAACGATTGCTTCACAAAGTCGTCGTCACACTTGAGGCACAACACCCGCATAACCTCATTGGCGCGATGGGTCTCCAGGTTGCGGAAGGTTTCGCGGATGTATCCGTTGCGGCGAATGCCGTCAATGTACTTGCGCGTAATCATGGGACGACCCCGAGGAGCTGACATTGGGGCTATATAGCTGCCACTTGGAAACATCAAGTTTGTCAGCGAGGACGTCACAAACCAGGTGAAATTAGTACGAGGTGAGCGAGCTGCTGGGATGTGAATCGTATCGGCTTCGTCGAAAAACACCCGTGTCCAAAACATGTTGTGTACCCCCAAGAATTCGTTGTACATGCTGCTGCTACATACAACAACGTCTCGATAGTTGTCCGAGTTGAATGTGTCTATATCTTTGCGCTTTGATATGATTGCACTTGACAATGACGTGAATTCATCAATGTACCGCTTCCACTGAGACACGCACGAATGTGGTGCTACAACCAAGCTTCCGTGAGGAGCAGATCGGTTGCACGCTTTTATGAAAACCTGATGGCCAAACTGCGAGTGAACCCGCTCACTTGGCGAAAACTCCGTGTGGGTTGCAATCAGCGCCAACACCTCTATCGATTTACCTGCACCCGTCATGTCACCGCACACGCCGATGCTCGTGTTGAGCGAGCAGTGCTCACTGAGCCGAATGCCGCTTTGCTCAAGATTGATCATTTGGTGAAGCATAGCCTCTTGATGCACTTTCAGATCTCTCTTCATTCCTGTTGCAGCAACCCGTGGACTTTCTGACGTGATTGTGCCATTATTCACAATGTGGAGCCGCGCGGCACACTCATCCGAGTTCATCATTGTACCCTGCTGTATACAATGATGATATTCCTTATGCTTCATATTGCTTGTAAATTTTCTGAGCGAATACATGGGAACTCCAGATACCGCAGTTACGTTTGCATTTATATTCTTCGTGTGCTTTGTAATAGTTGGCGTGAATAAATGCATTGACGGCATTTTTCAACGTCAAGAAAAAATGAAGCAGCAACAACAGCACGTTGCGTCGTCAAATGTATAGGTCATGATATTTTCACTTAAAAGAAGTACCTTGTACTCAGTAAAAAGAACACAACAATGCCAAAGAACGCGATCCCTGTGAATGAGGAACGTTGTGAGTATATACTCAAGTCGGGCGACAGGTGTAAATTTCGCCACGCGGACGGGCAGTATTGCGGGAAGCATTCCGAAAAATCAATGGTTATAAAACTGATTGCTAAGCGATTCGGTGAAGACCACCGCGACGTTGACCTGGAGCAAATGTGCGACAGTCCAACGAGTAGGGCTATTGTGCAATCTTGCTTTGACCAAATTGCAACTTCCAAACTTAACTAGCTTAAAAGATAAAAGCATAGATACACAATGAGGTTTCACTGCCTAGGAGTTCCGCATACTGTAACTTCTCATGATTATGTTGCTTGTGCCTACACACAGAAGATACTCAAGTTTGCAAAGATGATGAGGGCTAGAGGGCATTACATAATCCACTACGGCCACGAGGAATCACGTGTAGAGTGCGATGAGCACGTTACAGTAGTTACAAAAAATGATTATATGAAGAGTTATGGGAACCACGATTGGCGGACGAACTTTTTCAAATTTAGTATGGAGGATCATGCATATAAAAAGTTTTTTGAAAATGCTATAAGAGAAGTTGGTATCCGTAAACAACATCTTGATTTTATTTTACCTTTTTGGGGCGCTGGTGTTAGGCCTGTATGTGACGCCCATCCAGACGTTATTTGCGTGGAACCAGGAATAGGATACGCGGGTGGACACTGGGCGAAATATAAGGTATTCGAATCCTATGCTATGTATCACGCATATTGTGGGTTAAAAGCAGTAGGGGTAGCCGCGCAGAATTGGTACGAAGTAGTCATACCAAATTATTTCGATTTGAATGATTTTGAATTTCAGGAAGAAAAAGATGATTATTTTCTATTCGTAGGTAGAGTTTGTGATGGTAAAGGGGTCCAAATAGCAGTTCAAGTAACTGAAAAGATAGGTGCCAAACTCATAATAGCTGGTCAGAATAATCTTAAAGCGCTCGGGTTCAATGAGACTCCCAGCCATGTTGTGGAATTTGGGTATGCGACTTTAGAAGAAAGGAGAAAACTCATGGCTGGTGCAAGAGCGGCTTTTGTCCCGTCCATGTTTATCGAGCCATTTTGCGGTGTGCAGATTGAACTTCTTATGTCTGGTACACCCACAATTTCAACTGATTGGGGTGCATTTACAGAAAATAACATTCATGGTGTCACTGGATATAGATGCAGAACGTTTGAAAATTTTTGTTGGGCGGCTAAGAATGTAGACAAGATAAGACCTATAGATTGTCGGAATTTCGCAATGAATTTCACGCTTGACAAAGTTGCGCCAATGTACGAAGAATTCTTCCAGAATGTTCTAAATATACATACAAGTAATGGTTGGTATGAACCAAATCCGTATAGGCTTTCGCTTGACTATCTTAGGAAAGATATAACTCCAGTTGAAGTAAAGACAAAAAAACTGTTGATAAACTCTCACACAAATTATACATATTTTTTAGAAAAACTTTTTGGTAGTTTGAAGAGTTTTGAAGGAGAAATCGTTCTTGTTATTGGGGGGTCTAAAAGCATTCCACCTAGGATTGAAAACGTTTTTGGAAAATCTATAACATGTATAGATATTGAAGAATCGAACTTTGATTTCAACGGATTCATTGCATTGAATAGATACAAAAACGACCCTCTTGTAAAGGCATGCGGGTATGTATACATCCATGACACGTGTAAGGTTGACGATACTTTTTCAATTAGATTCAAAGAATTGAACATCGAGGAAAGTAATACATATGTATTTGGTACATTGTATAATAAGGAGAGGTATGGGAACCAATCATTCATATGCGCTTTTGCATGGGATATAATCGGTAAATATAACGGCGCGTTTGACACAATAGTTACCAAAAAGGAAGCCATTGAAATGGAGTTTGGTAAGGGCGTAACCATAACAAAATATGGTAAAGTCAACTATATGGGTCAAAGATCTATTTTAGGATTTGTTGATTACGGCAAAGGTTTACCAAAGCGAGTTGAAACATATTACAAAGAATTCGGAATATATAAATATTATGTAGATAATTCAAGACTTTTTTCCAACTAGTGCACTTTCGTCCTAGGATTTCAAGAAGTCAACAATTTCGTCATAATTGTCATCGTACGCAGTTGGTATTGAATGATCTCCTGTTGAGTTGTCTATGACTATTGGCGATTCAAACTTTTGAGCAAGCTCATCGATCATTGGTGTTGATATAAAGTCATTGTATCCCCTATAAATCAAAGCTGGTATCTGTAAGGGCGAAACTGTCGCTATTCTATCGACGAGACCAGTGTGCGTACTAGGAGTGTATCCGCTAAAGAATAGCACCTTTTCAAACTTGTCTGCGCTCACATTTGACAAGTACACGACAGCCATCGCGCCACCCTGCGAGTACCCAACAAGTGCGTGATATGGATCTCCCTGCGTGATATTGTTGAGATGGCTCACAGAATTAATTGCCCAATCTTCATCTGTGGTTGGAGTATCCTTTCCATTCGGAGGGTCTTTAATCCACAGATTTCCTGGCTCTGGTGCCTCTGCAAATACGTATTCATATTCGCTAGCAGACTCCATGAGCGAGCTCATCTGATTTCGCATACTTTGGGCACTTCCTCCTCCGCCATGCAAACACAGCACCTTTTTCGGAATTTGCCGTGGGTACTTCAACAACAATACGTCTTTAATAGTTATTTCTCCATCACCATCTCCATCGGTTGGCACTGAGGCTTCAATGTTTAATATGTGCAATCTGATTTCATCCATATAATACACAAGAAATCATTACATTTACACTGTTGACTTCAGTATATCCCTGAGAAGGCCTTGCATATTATTTCAGAGTACGTAATTTCGCGTGAATGTGGCATATATGCATTTACTCCTTGGGTGGAATCTAATTGAGTGTCTTCTGCCGCCCAAGTATGGTTGTGACCTTCTATGTAAAGTAGTAACATTTCTCCTGAGTTGACTGAGTACCGCTCCATCATAGCAGCTGTGGCAGCTGTGGCTGCTGTAGCATTCGAGCCATTGCCCAAGCTTGGCTCAGTGACATAGTTGTTTAAAAAAAAGACGTCTTCCTGTTTGTTGTATACAATTCCATTGTATGGTTGCATATCACTAGCATTGATGTTCTCGTAAAATGTAGCTTCTTCCGAGTCTTTAGGGTCTCGCGTATTTATGCCGGTTGAATCTTGTGACCCCATGACTACCAGGAGTCTAAACTTGCTAGTTTCTGGGTATTCAGTGCTTGCCACTATTGTTTTATTCCTTAGCCGTGAATTCAAATGTGCAATCCCTGCAAAGCTGTACTGACTGAAGTGAACGTCGTATTCTAGAAGCGCGCTTGCAATCGTCCCTCCTGACGAGTGACACGCTAAGTACACTCTTGACATGTCTATATTGTACTTTTCAGATATCGACTCCAGAAAGTCCCAATAATATTCTGTCGTTTGCTTATTGTTTTGTATTGCACTTTTGAGTGTACTCGCGTATGCATTGCACTGCGATCCGTAATTACTCCCATAGTCAACTGGTCCAAGTCCCTGGAATGCAAGCACAATGTATCCGTACATTTGAGCAGGAGAGTATATTGGTGGTATCCCGTCCGATTGACTGTACTGTCTTCTTTCGAATTGCTCTATCATTTCAGTAGAAGACCCGCCGTCTCCGTGAAACAAACATATAACTGGCAGCCCTGGCGCTGGCGCTGGCGCTGGTGTTGTTGGTCCCCAGCCTACACAACCAATGGTATCAAAAGTAGTACCAGCCGGATATGTAGAATTCCCTTGAGAAAGCGTGTACGGCTGATAATCCAGGGAAAACTCTGTTTCGCTGTAGTCTAGTACATTGTGATTTTTTAGGTGTAGCACGTCCCCAACGTGTGTAATTTCGCGCTTGTTAAATGAAAATATGTTGCTTATATCAAACGAGTTATTTTCTGGATTAAGCATGTCGTATCCACCTTCGAAAATGTACGACCTGTGATCTTTTATGATACCGTCCATAGTTAAGTATATAACATATTTTTGTTGAATGTTGCAATAACGTACACAAACAACGCCCAGATTGCACGTACAAAGCCGCTGCTGCACTTTACCATGTACTGTCCGTCAGGCTCAAACGTGTACCCCAGTTTTCGGTAATACTCACGAACGCCAACCCCCGAAATCACGAGCACCCTTTGCTTTGCACACACCCATGCAATCGCTTCTGCAAATTTCATGAGCTGCTTTCCGATTCCGTTGTGCTGAGTTCCAACAGAGTTGCGCTCCCCTGGATTTTGCAGGTAGCCATACACGTGTAATTCTCTTACAAGCGCAGCTTCGTGTTTTGTTTCGTTCGCTATACGGAGTCTCACAAATCCGTACAGCACAGAGCGATCACGACTCTCACAGCTGATGAAATATTCGGTGCCCACTGCAGCTGCGTACTTGTCAACAAAGAATCGATACGCTCCGAGCGCCTTTCCCTTCACCTCACGGCAGCGAATGCATTTGCACACGATTCCCGCCTTTTCACAGCGGTTAAGGAGCAGCTGGCGAAAGTTGCTCTTGATTGCTTGCGATTCAAATCCCAGCACTCCGGGCTTGGCCTCGGGAAAATCCCGCTGAATCCTGTTGTAACGAATGTGATACTGCGAGTGAATCTTCGCCTCCATGCACACCTCATACAGCTGCTCACCTCCATTTTCCTCCGCGTATGGCTTCCATTGTCCAGTTTTTTTCCATTCACGAATCTCAGTAAAGTCTACATCCAAACACGGATAAATCTTGAGGTAGTCGGGAGAGTAGTCCGGGCTTGTCAATATTGTCCGCAGCATCACCTTGTCCATGTCCGGATTGCTCCCTGGCAAGTCTGGCATGACGTGCAGGTCAATCTTGAACCCATAATATCGCAGCAATGCAATCGCCTTTATTCCAGCGTAGGCGTCGTGTCCCCTGTTGACGCGCTGCAGTACAGAATCTGCAGTGTGCTGAATTCCAAGCTGTACTCGAGTGCAGCCCAGGGAACGAAATCTCATGAGCTCCTTGTGTGTAATCAGGTCAGGGCGCGTTTCAAGCGAAATTCCAATAACTCTGTAGTGTGCAGTTTCGTTGATACGCTGCTCTTCAGCTATAGACAAGCGCTCACGTGGATCGCATGACTCGCGTGTAGACCCGTAAGTATTCGCGGCATAGAAGACGTCCCGCAAAAATTCCTCTTGATATGCACGAGGGTATGTGCTAAAGGTGCCACCAAGCACAATTATTTCAATCTTGTTGAGCGTATGACCATTCTTGCGAAGCATGTTTAGCCGCGAGTACACCTGATCCTTGGCGTCAAAATTGTTTTCGTTTGCTCGCGCCACCGCTGGTTCCGAACTCAAATAGCTCCGCGGCTGTCCGGGCTCATTTGGGCAATACTTGCAGTCAAACGGGCACGAAAATGTATCCGGACGGGTGACAACCGTTACCACGAGCACCCCAGACCACGACCTGCACTGCCGCTTTTTCAGCAACCTGTCAGTATGAGGCGTACAAATTCCATTTTCTTCGCAGTACTGGCGCGCCACAGCCTTGCCTTTGCGTCTCACGAGCGTTTCTATATCAGCAACGGACATTCTCAAAGTGTGCTACGTGTGCAACGCTGAGCACTTTTAAGCTACTTGAATTTCACTTTGTTCATGTCAATCACGTGAGATGGGAGCACCACGTCTGATTCCGAGTACACCTCATACACATACAGGGGTGACATTTCCTGCTTGTATTTTGGGTGCCCTGGACGCGCTACGGTGCGATTGGCTAATTGTAGATTCTCCATGCATTTGTGAACGAGTGCAGTTTTTCCGTTGCCTCCTGATCCCACCAAAAATATTGGCAGCGGAGGAACCGCTTCGATGCACTCGATAAACTGACCCATAGCCTCTTCGAACGAAGACGCTGTGTAGTGACTCATTTGAAGTTCACTTGCCTCCAATTTTTATATCGTTTATATATGGGAGAATTCAGTGTTAGTGGAATTCAGATACAATTAAACGGTTCGCCATTCATTCCGAAGGGCGTCGGATTGGGTGGTGCGCTGCTGTTGGAGCCCTACTTTTTCGGTTCAAATACGGCAGCAACTCGCCATAGTGATTACTTGGCAGCCTGGGGTTGGTCGGATGTTTCAAAGGCATACCGCGAGTCTTACATCACTAAGCAGGATATCGAAACTTTCTATAATGCGGGGTTCAACTGTATTCGGATTCCATTTCATTGGAAACAAGTATATCACACAGACGAAGGTTCCGATGTTCCAATTTTGTTCGATTTCGTCGATACGTTAATTGCTAAATTGGAAACATACGAAGCTTCTCACGACACGCAGACAATGTTTGTACTATTGGACATGCACGCGTGTCCGGGAAGTCAAAGCGGAAACCCGAATATATCAGACGCTGACACCACAGGTGTTGCGAATCTATACTCGGACGATCACATTATAAACTTCAACAATGAGTCTCACACTTCAGCTGAATGGTTCTTGAGTGCATGGACGAAAATTTCAGAAGAATACAAGGAAAATGACCGCATACTTGGGTACGAATTGATCAACGAGCCGATATGCACGTACATAACGACACAAACAAACGGATTTTCCGTATACTCTAGACGCACAGGGCAAGATTTGACTAATAGTGAGAATAAGCTAAGAGAGCTTCACCAAACTGTAATCAATGAGATGCGAAACGCAGGCGACCAAAAGCTTGTAATGATCAATGGTGACTTTTTTGCAAGTGAGTTTGGTATGTACTTTGCTGCACCTAACGAGAAGCGAATACTTGGTGACAATATTGTGTACGCTTTTCATACATACTGGACAGCGCCGATAGTAGATATACAGGACAACTCTACAGCCATGACTTCTCGAAATGTTGCTGATATTCGAGACATGTACGACGTTCCCTTCGTTAACACAGAATTCGGGGAAAACAGTAACGAATGGCTTGCAAGGTACATGCACGCCATGGATGAGTCTCAGTTTGGTTGGTTTTTTTGGACCAACAAAAAGTGGAGCACCACGATATCAATGCATAATGCACAGTTGCCTTCAAGTGCAAATGTTGAAGACTACAGTGATAGTGAACTGGACAGTCTTATGCAGACTTTACAGTATGCGAAGCCTTGTTATGACGTTCAAAAACTACTCAAATCTGGTGGTATGCATTACCTAACAACACGCCAGCCATTTGAGCACGAAAGCACTGGTAAGTTGCTTGCAGCAAACTACGACTATGGTCTAGGTCAGTCAAATCCGAATGCCATTGAATTCAATGCCGAAACTGGAGGATTTATCGACTCAGATTCAATGAATATTGCAAATTACTCGCCAGAAGACGTGGTGCGTCAATACGAATATAGTGTGTTAAGTGATAAGTTCAACGTGTACTACAACCAAGGCCTATCGTATAGGAATGACGCAGTGGACATCATAATTCACGCAAACTGTCCAACAATCGGCTATACACGAGGAGGCGAGATGTTGCACTACACCTTGCAATCTGCACCGGCTGACAACGTTTCATGGGATGTGCTTGTGGAGTATGCAGCTCCACACAGCGACGGAAATATTACGTACAGCGATCCAGCAACTCTAACTGTGAACGAAAGCGTACTTGAGTTGGATCGACATGGAGACAACTGGGCAGAGGTGAATAGCGAGACTCGACAGTACGACACAAAATTGTTTCACGGGGCAGTTGCACACAGCGATCAAGACGTACAAGTCAAATTTATAGCAAGTCCATCAAATGGCTCGGCTGGTATCAACGTGAAACACATTTTACTCTTAGACACGCAAGGATATCGCAACTATGTATTGGGGTCGGCTTCAACGCAATCTGGAGTCCATTCGCGGCTTAGTGTCAAAAATGTGCTGAGTAGGCGATTGCGTACCACAAGTCTATAGTGTCACACTTTTAGACCCTTTTTGTGTTTGTTGCGAAAACTTGCACCATATTTTACAATCACATACATCTGATTGCTTCACGTCTGCTTTGTGCGCCACACAGCGCTTTGGAATCCAAGGATCCACTCTTGTCCAGCGTGAAGCAAACAGTTCATGCAGGGCTTTGCGCATTATTATTTTACAACCCGAAAGTTTATATTGGAATACTGTACAAAAATGGGAGGAGGGCCAATGCTTGGTTTAGGTCAACAAGTGCAGCGAACTCAACAACAAAATGCGAGCAGATATCTGAACACACAAAGTACAGAATCCCTTCAACAACTACACGGAAAGCATGGCAATACTATGATTGGCGAGCTCCGCTTGTCTACTATCAAGCCAATTATCAAAAATATATTGAACAAGCGTGCACGTGAAAGCGAGCGGCAGCGGCAGCGGCAGCTGCAGCAGCAGCAAACGACCTACGTCAGGCCTGGCGTTGTAATGTTCCCTATGGGGTTTTAACATACTGATCCCAGCCGTGCTTTGCAATGTACTCCATATGGCGCATGCACATACCCCAGCTTGCACCACTGTGGCCTACATTTAAGTTTTCCGTTTCGTTACCAATTTCCGTAAGTATGCGGTGAGACGAAAACATGAAGCCTTGACCCTCTGCAGGAGTGTATACTTTGAGAAAGTCCCACGCCCCCTTCACGTTTGACACAGCTTTATACGTCCCCTCCAGGGTGCTGCGTGTAAGATCGCAGCCAACGTGCGAAAAGTCACCAGCCACCATTGTTTTTATTATATTAATCACGCGATCTTTATGCGTAAATTTACAAATGCCAAAATCGTCGTTTGACTGGGAACAAGGTCGTAGCTTTAATCGGTTAATTCGGGATAACTTTGGAACACGCCGAGTAAATCCCCGCGTCCCAGGAGGGCGCTGTGTACAGGAGCAAAAAGAAGGCACAATGTTGCAAGGTGAACGAGGCGGTATGTATTACATCACCACGCGCGAGGACGGCACAAGCAGGCGAGTGTATTGCAGCAGCCACCTTGGTATGCGTCCGCTCGCCCCACCAAGGCCCGAGCCACAGCCAGAACCGCAAGTGCCCGTTATGGTCCCAACGAGACCCGACGCCAAGAAAATGAAGGTAGGGGACAAGTGGGGTGGTTTTGTAGTTTCCAAAAAGAGACGCACGGGTAGTAAAAGTAAAGTGCAATATTGGAAGCGAATTTAGTAGTACGAATTAGCCCTCGTAATACTTTAGCTTGTGCCACTTGTCCTTTTTCAGATCGTGCACCCAAAATTGCCAACAACCCCATTGAAAGTCAAAGTGATACTGCACATTTCCATGGATTGGCGTGCGAGACCCTCCGGCTTCGAATGCAACAAACAATCGATTCACTTTTCTAGTATGCTCGTATGGCTGCCACTGCTTGTCTTGCAGTATGTACCAAGACTTGTTGTATTTTATACTACGACACCGAGCGTACACTCCTGCTGCTATAACTGCACAGATCGAAGCGGTGTACATACAGATGTTCATTCATACTCAGAGTATACACTGTTTATACCGTTTTGGAAAATTCGTGCACTGCAACGATTGCAGCAACGTCTGCTCCATCAAGCGTATCTTTTCGTACAAGGGCGCTTGCAATCTTATCAAGAGGGTCGCGGTACTTGCTCACAGTTGCGAGTACGTCCTCATACAGTTCCGCAACCAGCTCCCGAGCGGAGTGATCCGCGTACGCCTTTGTGTCTTCGCTGTTTTGCTCACCCACCTGCATAAGACCCATTTCCGAAAAACCATATGACCCAATCATCTGGTATGCAATTTCAGTCACCCGTGCCAGGTCTCCAACCGCCCCGGTGGTTACATTGTCCACACCATACAACACCTGCTCTGCAGCTCGCCCGCCAAGTGCAACCTTGAGCTGTGATATGAGGTACTTCTTGGACACCATTCCGCTATCAATAACGTCACTGCTTGGTACAAACTGCGTAAATCCTCCGGCACCTCCGCGTGGAAGTATAGTCACCTTTCCAATATCCATATTGTTCAGCGCGCCAAGAAGTGCATGCCCAGCTTCGTGATACGCAACAAGCTCTTTCGTTTCTGCCGAGTAATTCAGCTGCTTTGGCAGCCCTATGGAAACCTTTTCGTACGCAGACTCAATGTCAACCTGAGTAAGCGGCTTGCGTCCATCACGAGCTGCGTAGATTGCCGCCTCGTTCATAACATTCTGAAGTTCAGCGCCACTAAATCCAGTTGTGAGGCTTGCAAGAGATTGAAGGTTTACGCTTGTATCCAGAAGCTTATTCTTGCTGTGCACTTTGAGAATTTCTAGGCGCCCGGCTGTATTGGGCAGCCCCACTGTAACCTTGCGGTCAAATCGCCCTGGTCGGAGGATTGCAGGGTCTATGACGTCCGATCGGTTTGTAGCACCTAACAGGACGATTCCGTTGTTGTCTGCAAAACCGTCCATCTCAGTGAGCAGCTGATTCAGAGTTTGCTCTCGCTCATCATTGCCCCCGCCGGCGGTGATGGCCCCTCCTCGCTGCTTTGCAATCGCGTCAAGCTCGTCAATGAAGATTATGCACGGTGCATTCTTGCGAGCAGTTGCAAATAGTCCGCGGATTCGTGAGGCGCCCAGGCCAACAAACAGCTCAATAAACTGCGAGGCGCTGCACGAAATGAATGAAACTCCAGCCTCTCCAGCCACCGCTTTTGCAAGCAGCGTTTTACCAGTTCCAGGTGGGCCGTCAAGCAAGCAGCCCCTCGGAACAACCGCACCAGCATCCGTAAACTTCTCTGGCGTCTTCAGAAAGTCAACAATTTCCTTGATTTCTGCCAGTTCGTTATCGATTCCAGCGACGTCTGTAAAGCGCGTCTCTATATTTTTTGAAACATCGAGGTCGTAATTTGAATTCCCAAACATTGGCAGCCCTCCTGCTGGCCCACTGGCACGCCGAGCAAGCATTGACAAGAGCGCAAAACCGAGCACAAGCGGAAACACATTTCCCACAACAAAGTCGGTATAGCTTCCACTCTTTTCCGCAATGGATATGTTTACAGCATGGTTGCGGAGCTCGCTGATAAAACTGTCACTAAGTGCAACTTTTGCCGCTCCGTACGCTCCATCGTTCTGGAGAAATTGCACATCAGGCGAACCTGCAATAATTTTCACGTCCGTGATATGTCCCGCGTCCACCTTGTCCAAGAATTCAGAATACGTACTCGTGAGAGCTTTGCGGCGCACGCAGGCCCTTTTGGGCTGCCCACAGCGCTGGACTAGGCGCACAGGCTGACAAATCATTACACACTCAACGCATGCACTTCTTAAATATGTTTTATGACCGAGCTGTTCTGAGCAGGAAACGAATGCTATTTTTCAAAGCTGGGTTTGACACTTTCAAGAACTTTACATAGTGTAGACCCATTTGTGTCAGGGCTGCTTTTTGGTTGAGCAAACCTGCATTGACGATCGCATTGACTGCAATCTTTTTGTTTCGTTCGGACATCGCACTGAAGCGTTCTTGGAAATCTACATATCCGCTATTTTCTCCTCCCGAGGTACCGTCATGGTCTCCAATAACAAGATTCCAAATCATTGCCTTTTTCTTTCTATCGTGCGCATGACTAAAAGTCTCAAGCCACTGCTGTTTCGTTATGTATTCATTGACTTCTTGGCTGTAGAGTTCTCGGCCCAAATTCACGTTGATTTGAGAAAGCGCTGACACCATGTAGTCCACCTTCAACGTTTCGCCTTCAGTCATCCATTTTGGAAAGTTTGCAAACTCTTTTGGAACTCCTTCGCGATATAAAGTCTTGCGAGTTGACAGGATCT